GCGTCGGGCGAAAAAGGCTGTTGACACACCTGTAGAAAACAGTCGAACGGAGTTGACAGAAGTTGACCCAGTCGACACAAGCAGAAGCAGAGTACAGAAGCAGAGTACAGAAGCAGACACACACGCAGAGGCACCAGCGCGCGTCAACCTCCGCCCGTTAGGTGCCCGTTCCGAACACGCCAGCCATGCCATCTGCGGCCGGGTGTGTCTCCCCGGGTTCCTGTTTCGCGAGTTTCTTCAACTCAAGGGAGGCCCTGAGGACGAGGCGCGGCAGGACGTCGACGCCTGGGCCCTGGCCATTATGCAGGGACTCTCCGATACCGAGTCCTTCGGCGATCCGATCAAGTTCTGGCGAGCCCGCTGGGAGCAGCGGTTTCCGACGCGGCGCGCCGAACCCGAACTGAACACCGACCGCATGCTGGCCAACCTCAAAAAGCGGGGTGTCCTGTGACGCCGAGCGACCTGCCGTCGTTCAAGGATGCACTCCACCGGCTGGGCCGCGTGATGGGCCGGGCCGTGACTGAAGACCTGGTGGAGGATTACTTCCAGGACCTCAAAGAGTTCGAATGGCCGCTTGTCGAGACGGCGCTGGCGGAGGTGCGCAAGACCTCGCGCTTCTGGCCGCGGCCGAGCGCGATCCGTGCAGTGTGCCTTCGTGCGCCGGGCGCCGAACCGACCACGGCGCTCCCACCGTGGGTGAATCACACCGCCGAGCGGTACTACTGCGATACGTGCCAGGACACGGGCTTCGAACGCGGCCTGGAGTGTGACGGCGCAGGCGGCTGCCACGTGGGGCACTGTGGGCGCGAGGGGTATCTGAATCATCCCCATGGCTACACGCGCGCCTGCTCGTGTCGCGCGACGAATCCGATTCTCGTGCGGGACCGCGAGCGGGTGCGCCAGCGGAACCAAGCCAACCGGGAGGCGTCGGTATGACGCTCGTGCTCACGATCCTGCGCGCGACGCCGAGTCTCAATAACTTCGCGAACCTGCGCCGGCAGCCCTGGCGGTATCCCGAGATTCGGCGCATCTGGTCGCGTGCCATCAGGGACGCGCTCCTCGAGGCTCGAATCGCCGAGCGCCGACCCCTGCCGTGGCCCAGACCGCCACACGAGCGCGTCCACGTGCGCGTGACACGCTACGCGCCTGAGCACCAGTGGCTTGACCAGGACAACCTCGCCGGCGGGCTGAAGCCCCTCCTGGATGCGCTGAAGGCGCACGAACTCATCGCGGACGACACCACTAAGGCCATCGACCTCGAGCCGCGCCAGGAGGTCAGCCCGTTCACGCAACCAACCAGGTGGACCGAGATCCACCTCAGCCTCGACCCGCCGCTGCTACGCGCGGAAGGGGCGTCAACTACGAAAGGCGGCGCAGTAATGACTTGCTTGAGTAGGACGGGCGGTGAGTGATGGCCGATTCAGTGGGTCTGGCGTTTCCCAGAGAAGTGGCGCGGTGCATGAAATTGCTGCGGGTTTACGAGGAGCTCGGCCCCATCGGCGCGTTCGGCCACACCATGATCCGGGGCGTGGTCGCCGAAGCAACGCGCGCGTGGGAGTCGGGAGATCCAGTTCTCATCATCAAGGCGTTTGACGCTATGCGTGGTTGTTCGTGAGCGGACGATGAACGAGCCAAAGCTCACCGCGCCGAAACTGACGGCCTACGGATTGCCCGAGCGGAAGGAGCCACTCACGACCGGCTACGTGATGACCGCGGCCAAGCCCGGTGAGCCCGGCCGCGATCCGACGAATGGACGTCTCTACGTCAAGGCCGCGGATGGCAGTCTACGACGGGCGCAACTCACGCAGGATGCGGAAGGGCACTCGGCGCTCATGACGAAACCGCGCGAGCAACGAGTGAAGCGACGGGAGCAGCGAGCGAAGCGACGGGGCCGACGACGATGATCACGAGACGAAGCCCCCCCCCGCCCGTTAGGTTCTTCCGGGCTGAGCGCCGTGCGGGCAAACGGGCGCGTAGTTTTCGCGCTTTTCTTGGGGCTCCCATGGGGATAAGAGCTACGCCGGCGCACTGGCCGCCCCCAGGCGAGGCGATCGGGAAGCCGATCGGGTTGGGGTATGGCCAGCACGGCGCGGCGCGTAACGAGGCGCCAGCGCGACATATCACTTGAGCGGATGATAGGACCAGCGATGGCGGCGAGGAAGCAACCGAAGGCGAAGCGACCGAAGCCACGGACGGCCGCTCGGCGCGTGCGTGCGAAGAAAGTGCGCGACGTCGCCAGCCCTTCCTCGACCCTGACGCGGCGCCAGCTTGCGGCCAAGCTGCATGTCCACATGCAGACCGTCACCCGGTGGGAGCAGGATGGCCTGCCCCTCGCATTTCGTGGCCATCGCGGGGTCTGTTCCCGGTATCGCGAGGTGGAGGTGCGCGCCTGGCTGCAGACGCGTGATGAAGCGGCGCGTGCCCCCGGGGCCCCACAACATTTTCTGCAGGCGCGCGCCACGAAGGAGCAGTGGCAAGCCCGGCTCGCTGAACAGCAGCACAAGCTGCGGTCGGGAGATCTCCTCCCGCGCGAGGAGGTCGAGCGTGTATGGGGCGCAGAAGTCGCCGCGGTGCGCTCGCTGATTCTTTCGAGTTACGTGACCCACGCAGACCGAGTCCATCGCGCGTCGACGCTTGAGGGGCTCGCGGGGGTGGAGCGCGAATTGAAAGACCTGGCGCATGAGATTCTGCGCGAGCTCGCCGATCCCAATCGCGCGCCATGTGAGGCCGTGGCGTCATGACCCCGACCCCGGCTCGCCACATGCCGTCACCCGTCTTCGTCGTCCTGATGACGATGCGCGCGGGGTACACCCCGCCGCCCGAGTTGACCGTCTCGCAGTTCGCCGATCGCGAACTGATTGTGACGTCGGGGCCGCTCGCGGGCACGCGGTGGCAGACCGCGTTCGCGCCGTACCAGCGCGGCATCATGGACGCGCATCATGAGCCCGGCGTGGAATTCGTCGTGGTGATGGGCAGCGCCCAGTTCGGGAAGACCTCGATTGCGCTCTGCCGGATTGCGTACGTGATTGCGCACGATCCGTCGTCGGTGCTCGTGGTGGAACCGACGGTGAAGCCGATGGCGGAGGACTTTTCGAAGAACCGCCTGCGGCCCCTCATCGACGCGAGTCCCATTTTACGCGAGCTCGTGGGACGTCCCCGGCAGACGGGGTCCTCCAACACCACGCTCTTGATCACGTATCGCGGAGGGCAGGTGGCGCTCGCGGGGGCGAACTCCGCGGCGTCGCTCGCGGCGCGTCCCGTACGGCTGCTCATCCTGGACGAACTCGATCGCTACCCACCCGAGCTGCCCGGCGAGGGCAACACGATCAGCATCGCGATCAAGCGGACGACGACGTACCGCCGCCGCCGGCAGATCTTGCTGCTCTCATCCCCAACGCTCAAGGACGCGCCGATCCACGCGTGGTTCCAACGTGGCGACCAACGACACTACCACGTGCCCTGCCCGGCCTGCGGGGTGATGCAACCACTGACCTGGGCCCAGGTGCGGTGGATACACGACGATCCACAGACCGCGCGGTTGCACTGCAGCGCGTGCGACTACGGCATCGACGACGCGGAGCGTGTCGCGATTCTCGCGCGGGGCGAGTGGCGCCCGTCCTGTCCTGACCGCGCGGATCACGCGATCGTCTCGTTCCATGTGTGGGAGGCCTACTCCCCGCTGTCGTCGCTGCGCGAGATCGTGGCGAGCTTTCTGCGGGCCAGGTCCGCCCAGAAGGCCGGCGACCGTAGCGAGATGCACACCTGGCAGAACACCACGCTCGGGGAACCAATCGAACACGATCAAGGCGATGGCGTCGAACCGCACCTGCTCCTGATTCGCCGAGAGACGTTCGACGCGCTGGCGCCAGGTGGGGTGTGCCTCCTCACGATGGGCGTGGACGTGCAGGACGACCGCCTCGAGGTGCTCGTGATGGGCTGGGGCCCCGGTGAGGAATCTTGGATCGTCGATCGCGACACATTGGGCGGCGACACCTCGCAGCCGGAGCCGTGGACCGCACTCACGGAAGTGCTCGATCGGACCTACCTCCACGCCAGCGGCGTCGCTCTGTCCATTCACGCGACGTGCATCGACTCCGCCGGCCATCGGACGACGATGGTCTACGACTACGCGGCGCGCAAGGCGGCCCGGCGCGTGTATGCCGTCATCGGTCGAGACGGGCAGCGGCCGATCGTGTCGTCACCCTCCCCTCGACGGTGGGGCCGCACGCAACGCCAGGTACCGCTCTACACCATCGGCGTCGACGCGGCGAAGGCACTCTGGATCTCGCGCTTGAATGTCACGGAGAAAGGCCGCGGTTACGTGCACCTGCCGATGGCCGATTGGTGCGACGAAGAACTCGCGGCGCAGTTGACGAGCGAGCGGCTGCTGACGCGGTTTACGAAGGGAGTCCCGACACAGACGTGGAAGAAGATGCGCCCGAGAAACGATGCGCTCGATTGCGCCGTCTACGCGTTGGCGGCGTTGCGCTTGACGCATCCGGACTTGGACGCGCTCGCGGCGCGGATGGGCGGCGGCCCCGTGAAACCTGCGGCGCCGATGGTCAAGAAACCGGGAGGGTGGATTCCCCCGCGGCGCGAGGGCGGCTGGCTGAAAGGACGACGCACGTGAAGACAATGACGCACGCGACCCCCACCTTGACGTTGCGTGAAGCGGCCGACATTATCGGCGTCGACACCGAATTCGTACGCGGCGAGATTGTGGACGGCCGTCTTCTCGCGGCGGTGGAGATTCGTCGTCCCGGTGGCCGCACCTACCGGCGCATCGCGCGCGCGGACTTCCTTGTGTATTGCCGAGCGTGGTGTCCGCGCGTGGCGCGTCAGTTCAGGGAATAGCCGCCAGAGCCGCCAGAGCCTCCAGAGCCGCCAGAGCCTCCAGAGCCGCCAGAGCCTCCAGAGC